CAAGATCAAGGTCCGACTGCGCCGCACTAACCGCGCCACGATCCTGCGCCGCAACCTCAGCAGCCCGAAGGCCCTGCATCGTGTACTCATTCAACGCGTACAACGGTGTGAGGACAGCGTTAAGAACCGTTCCAATTCCCGCAACAATGTTTTCCGCAAGATTCGGGTCCTCAATGGACTCAATAATCTTGTCGTTAATAACATCAGGCAAAATACTTGCCATCAACGGATTGGTTTCCTGAAGGCTCAAGTAAACATTCCTGATACCAACCTGACCGCCATCAACCTGTGAAAGCGAAATGATCCGGTCAGCGGCGGAGTTTACCGTGCCCCAGTCAACGATATTCTCAATATCGTCAGTGGTCAACTTGACATTGCTCGCACTGGCGTTATCAATAATGTCTTTAACAATCGCGTACTGGCTAATATCCCGACCCACGCGGCGAGACATTTCCTCGCGCAACAATTCGCTTGCCTTATCGGCATAATACTTCTGGTCACCAGGCACACCCATAGGTTGCTGAAGGTCACCAGTAATAGGCCCAAGTGCCTGAGAGGGGGCAGCCAAAGCTCCCGGTTCCTGCGACGGCCTGGCGGCACGAGCAGTGAGCCTCCGGTAATCCTCAAGCCGTGTACGGTTAATAAGCTCACGCTTAGCAACCGCGCTAGGCGAGTAATCATCCAACGGTCGAATATCTCTCGGCGTTGGCGAAGGAATCAGGGGCTTAGTTTCTAGTTGAGTTTCAATGAACTCTTGCCCCGCCCGTCCCTCACGTGCCTTGGGACTGATGCGAGATGGTTTTTTTGCCACTAGAAACCGCGTGCCTCAAGAATAGTAATCAAACGATCAACCTTAGGGTCGTTTGTGTAAGACTGGATTTTGCGGAAAGTATTCACTAAAGAAGCCCGCTGCTGCCCTGTCTGCGGGTACGGGGCTGGGCCCGGCCCTGGGCCAACATTAGCCCCAGCAGTAACCGGCTCCTCAGGGAAACCAGTAGGCGAAAACAATTGGACAGGGGCGGCAGCGGCACCGTTACCGGTGGGACTCGTTCTCCGCGCTCGCGTATTGGACACCATTGGTGCCGCCGCCAACGGAGCAGCGCCCTGAATGGCGTTGAACTCCGCATTCTCCCCATAACCCATACCCGTCATGGGCTGGGTGGTTTGCTGTGGGCCACCGTCAGTCCTGCGAGACAACTGACCAGGCCCGCTCACGGGTGCGGGATTCCTTGGCTGCCTGTAACCACCACGGCCATCAGCCATTGAAATCCTCCTCACTCAAACGAACAACACGCGGATCAACCAGTTCCTTATCCGGGGTGGGGCCGAACTCGTCCTCATCCTCGGTTTCCTCACTGGACTCCAACATGCCGAACTGGTGCAACTCATGCAGCGTGTTAAACCACAACTCGTGCATGCGGCCAACCATGTCATTAGCCACGTCAGGTGACCACGACACACCCTCAGCAATGATGGAGCATCGGATCTCGCCATACATGGCGTGCATGCTTAAATCCCTGAAACTTGGTTTCATCATGCTTGATCCTTAGAACGCGTTTGATTGTTACTTGAATGAACCCTTGGAACCACCAACACCGGGCGTGTGAACACCGGTCTTGATGTGCATGTCGCTCTTCGCACCGGACTTGTCCATGATTGGTGCGGGGGTTGGTGCGCTGGGAGCTGGGCTCCCCTGATTCGGTTGAGGCATTACTTGCTCCATTTTTCGCGATTGGCCCAGTAGGCCGCTGACATTTTACCCTTAGCAATATTGCTTGCGTGACGAGCCTTAAAACTCGCTTGCCGCTTCGTGGGTTTCTTATCACCCGTCACGCCCTGCTGGCCGAAACGGATAGTTTTCACCTTGCTGCCTTCCTTAGCGACAACAACGTGAGACTTCGTTGGGTGACTCGGTGTGCGCTTCGGCTTATTAAAGCCACTCACACCAGCACGCTTCAAACGGGGATCAGGTTTACTTGCCACGACCGGCTCGCAAGTTATCGACGAGATTCGGATAGCGTCGCCCAGCCTTCTTCGCCGCTGCTTTTGCTTTCGCTTTCTGCGCCGCAGTCAACGGAGTTGACTTCTTTTTCGGGTTCGGTTTATCCCAAACCTTTTTCTTGGCGGGCATTACTTCCCCTTAACTCGCTTCAGTCGAGGATTGGCTTTCTTCGCAGCAGGCGAAGCCTTACGGGTGGAAGCAGCAAGGATCGCCCCTGCACGCTTCTTGGACACGCCTTGCTTCTTAGCGATTTTTTCTTGAACCGCTTTGAAACCGGGATGGCGCATCATTAGCGCATCTTCTTACCAGGCTTCTTGCCAGCCATCTTCGGCATAGCCGCTGGGCCCTTAGCCATCGTCTTCTTCTTCGCCATGCCTCGACCCACAGGAGCCTTATCCTTGGCGCTCATCTTGCTTGACTTACCGTACATCATGTTTTCTCCTGGGGTTAGAAGTTACTTGCCTTTAGCCGCAAGCGGCGACACTTCAGTTTTCACGTTCGGCATTTTTGTGGAATCCTCAGGATGGTTACCGTCACCACCAGCCTTGCCAGTGGTGTCCATCCAGCAACCGCAACTTACGCACATAACAGTAAACCTTCCTTAAGCCGGGATTCGGCGACTAATGTTTGCTTGCAGGTTCGCTTCCCCACCGCGACCAATACCAGCGAGAAGCATCTGCAAATCAGGGCGGCCACCAGCAGGCATACCGGCTTGACCTTGGGCAACGCCACGCATCAAACCACTAGACGAAAGACCCTCAAGCCCGCCGCCCTCGCCGGGGGGAAGCTCACCAGGTGCCCCCGCCATCATTTGTTCCTCGGGCGACATGCCTTCAGCTTCAACCCCCGGCTCGGGTTCTTCCTCCGGAGCGAACGCCTCAGAAATCACTTCCTCAATCGCTCGGCCTTTCTGTCGGCCAATGATGATTTGTGACAGGCGGGAGAGAATGTCTCCGGGGTCTTGACCGTTCTGCGCCAGCACGGGGATCGCCTGCGCGTAACCAGCAACGGCCTGCTTGAGTGCGTCGCGCATTTCCTCAATATCGACGCGTTGTTCTTCCTCAGTCGCGTTCAACGCGAACGGCATTTGGCGACGCAGGAAGTCACGGGAAATCAGTCGGTCACCGCGGGCCTGCAAACCGAACACGAGGGCACGGTTCGGGTCAAGCCCAGCCATGAGACCGTACTGCACGTCAACAGTGTGGTCACCGCGAATGTCCCGGTCGGGGCGGTAACGGATCTCGTACGGGGTTCCCTCACTGTTCCCGCGCAGCATCTTGGTTTCCGCGCCGAACAGTTTCTCATCCACCATGAACGCAAGCCGCGCAAGTTTGGTGAGCGACGCCGCGAACATTGCTTGACCCGTACGCACCTGCGTGTCGAAACCAGACATGAGGGACTGCACGCCACGGCCCGTAACAATGCTGCCCTCAACTTCACCCAAACGGGCATTCGGGTAGCGTGACCCTTGACGCAGTTCCATGTCCATCATGTTCTGCTGCGCGAACGCCGCTGGGGGGACATCAATCGGGACGCGGCGGATCTTCTCACCACTCGCCGAACGGATGATCGCGTCAGGTCCGAGGGACAGTTCTTGGGCGTCAGGCGGCAACACGATGGGTGCCTGCACGCTCTTCTGTGCTGCTTCAAGGCTCAGTAGTGCGAAACGTGCTTTGGCGACCTGCACCGCGAGCACGTCATCAAACTGGCCGTGTGATTCGTCATCCACACCTGGGCGCTGCACCCAAACCACCAGGCACTCACCCACAGGGTTCTTGGTTGAATCCAAGACCAGGCTTTCACGGCCACCAGCAAGGAACAGCATGTCCACGAAACGGTCATGGTAGCGAACCACTTCCAGTAGTTCGTTGCCGCTGCGGTGGTTACGTTCAATGGCACCTTCAAGGTGCGGGTACATGGCAACCAGTTCGTCGCGTGACTTGAAGAACGTGAAGAACGCGGCGCTCACGTTACCCCACCGGTCACGCACCGGGTACGCCCCGATGCTGTCAAGGAACTGGAACCTTGGCATCATCTGGTCGGCGTCAATCTCAACCATTGCCGGTACGAAACCGTAGGTGAAGTAACGGTCTGTAGCGGTGTACATTTGGGTTTGCAGGTTGCTGAACTCAACGTACCCGTTAATGATCTTGGTGCGTTTCTCCGCGAAATCACGTGCCCGGTCGGACACCATTGAGTTGCTGGAGCAGTTGAATGACGGCAGCGGGGCCAGCACCTCGGCCAGGTCGCGTGCCGCCACATCCACCATGTTCGCCACAATGCCGCGGTCGAACGGGCCCTCAGGGAACAGGTCGGGGAACACGTCACGCATGCGGCCCTGCCGCACAGCGAGCACGTTCTGCATGCGAACGTCACGCTCACCGTAACGCGCCTTGGTGCGCTCAAACAACGCCTTGATTTCGCGCAGCTTCATCATCGGCATGCCGTCATCAGTGTCGGTGGCGGTGTTGTTGCCGTCGTAGTCGTAGTACAACGAGTGTCCCTTCTATGCGCCTATCGGGGTCCACCCGTGCTGCGCTTCAACATCAAGCAGGTTAATGGTTGTTTGCATGCTTCTGTCCCACGGCGTGAGGAACGGGTTGTGCACGTGGCTGCGGGTGTAGTTGCCCCACATCATGACACGATCCCGGCACGCCAGTTCAGCGAACCACAACGCCATCACAAGGTCAGTTTTGGTGCCTTTCGGCAACTCGGGGGCCCACGTCACCAGCTGCTCCACGAGGGATTTTGCTGCCTCATTGCCGTGGGTGCTGGGCAGTTCAATCAACTGGTTCTTGTCCTCCCACCCGTTGAACAACGTGGACATGGACGCGACACCGAAGTCTGCGTCGTGCTTGTTCATGCCGGTGAAATGCGGGCGAATCAGGGTGCCCCTGTTGGCGCAGTACTGGTTGATTTCCCTGTCATGCACAAGGAACCCTTGGAAACCGTTTTTTTCAATACGCCACTCGGCGATGCTGTACCTGTCAGTCCAGTTGTAGATCAGTTCCCGCATCTGGTCGGGGGTTGTGCCCGCCTGGTTCCAGCAGTCCAGGATGTACCGTTTCTGTGTCACCGGGTCAAGACCAAGCACAATGGCGGCGGTGTGACCAGCGGTGGCGGGGTCAAGCCCCGCCAGGATCACTAAACCGTCCATGCCGTTTTCGCGGCAGTTCACCATGCCCCGCGGTATCGGCCCGGTCATCCTGTTGCCGTTGATCGCGGCCTTCACCATCTCAGGTTGGAAGATGCCGTCGTCAGCGACCTGCTTCTGCATGTACACCATCGCCCAAGCGCGAGGCGACACGCGGGCGCGTTTCTTGTTCAGGCGCGGCCCATCCCACTTCGGGAACAACCCGTCCGGGCCTGGTTCCTGCGCCTCAGCACCCCTCGAACCCTGCTCAGGCTGATTTGACCTCGGCCACAGGGTTACCCATTTTTCGGGTTTATCGTCAAACTCCAGCACCGCAGGCATAGCAAGGTATGTCCACGGGGACACCTCATCAGGGTAACGATGCGGGTCACGAAGCTCACTGTACAAGTCCTTACTCGCCAGACGCGTCCCCACCACCAGCATACTGCCCTGGGCGCTGATGCGGGAAATAACCTCGGACTGCAACCAGTCAATCTGCTTCTCGTACTCGTGGGCGTTCGTCAGATCCACGCAGTCATCCATGATGATCAAATCAGCGCGGGCACCATACACGTGACCACGGATACCCAACGCCTGCACCGTGGGGTCCTTCTCACCCGAATCCCTGGCCGAATCGGACAAGTAAATCATGTTCCGGTTCCACGCCTCAGCGTCCTTATCAAAACCCCCGGCGGG